AGGAACAGGATATAAAGCAAATGATGTATTAACAATCCCAGCAGGTTTATTAGGATCAGGAATGATTAAAGTAGCAGCAAAAACTCCATCAACAAATCAAACAGGAACTACAGCAGCAGGTAGTATAACTATTACTGAAGGTACTACAGGTACAACTGCAAAGTATCAAGTTGCTAATGGAACAGCTTTATCTAAAGGATCAGGTGCAACATTTACTTTAGCATGGGCTAAATCAGGAATATTTGCAGCAAGTACAATTTCTACTGGTGGAACAAATATCACAGGTATTACACCAGCAGCAACAACATCAGGAAATGTAAATGTAGCTGATTTAGTAACAGCAGGTGCTTCAATAGCAGGTGGTGGAACTGGAGGTGTTGTTACAATAACAACCGCAGGTGGTGTTTTAACAGCCGTTAATTTAGTATCAGGTGGTACAGGTTATAGTTCAACAACACCAACTGTAATAACTTTAACTCCAGCATCAATTAATTCAATTTCAGGATATAGTGGTGCTAGTGGAGGTAATGCAACTGTTACATTTACAAATGCTAATGTAGGATCAACCGTTACTAGTATAACACCAACAAATGCAACAGCAGTAGAAGGATTCCAAGCAGGAAATACTATTTCAATTGCAGGTACAGATATAACAGGTACAGATTTCCCTTCAGCTAATGTAGTATTTACTTTAACAGATAGTGATTTAGAAAATTCAAGTGGGGCAATAGCATCAGCGCTTGTTGTAACCCCAGGAGATATTCAAACTGATCCAAGTCCTGGTAACAATTTACTTATTGAACCAACTTCAATTGTGTTAAATACACAAGATGCAGCTGATGAATTTGCATTAGGTAATGTATTATCAGTAGCATTAGCTAATATAGGTAGTCCATCCACACCACCTTCAGTAGGTTCTGCAAATTTACAAGTAACATTAGTAGATGCAGATATAAGAGATGCAGAAACATTCACATTAGAAACATTAACTGATGGTACTATAATGAATAGTGGAACAGCAGAAGGAAATAATGGAACATTAACAAATGGTACTACAGATAATATTAGATGGGAAATACAAGGTACAGACGTAGCAACTGGAACATTTAGTTTAGTAATTAGACAAGGTAATGATACAGCAACAGCTAAAAGAGTACTTGAAATATTCCCTAATATATCGTTAGACCCACAATCATCAAATTATATTGAAAGAGTAGTAGGAAACCAAACAAAAGTACTTAATGGAGCTGGAACGTCAGATCCATTTATAAGCACAGTTGGATCTTATCCAAATTCTTCAAGATATGTAAGAGTAAAAGAAGTACAATACAAAACACCAGAATATTTTGATAATAATGGTCAAGCTAAAGCAATATTTGCACCTTATTTACCAGATGTAGCAAGTGGATCATTTAGTGGTGCTGAAGGAGAATTATTCTCTAAAACAGGATTCCCTGTTTATACACAAGCTAAATATTATGATGCAATAACAGATGGTAATACACAAGGTTTAGCTTCAACAGAGATGACAGTATACACAGATGCATTTAATTTGTTAGCAAATAAAGATGATTATTCATATAACATCATTACAGCTCCAGGTTTATATTATGCATCTTCAATGATGGCAACTCCAATGAATGTTTTAATACAAAATACTCAAACAAGAGGAGATGCTATAGCAATTGTAGATTTAGTTAACTACTCAGGAGGAACAGTATCAACAGCAAAAACACAAGCAGCTAGAATTGATAACTCATATGCCGCAGCTTATTGGCCATGGGTACAAATAATAGATCCAGATTCATCTCAATTAGTGTGGGCAGTACCATCAGCGATGATTCCGGGTGTATACGCGTTTAATGACAGAACAAGTGAAGCTTGGTTCGCTCCCGCTGGAATCAATAGAGGTGGTTTAAGTACGGTAGTACAAGCACAAAGAAAACTAACTCAAACTAATAGAGATGATCTATACACAGGAAAAGTTAATCCAATAGCTACATTCCCTGGAAAAGGAGTTGTAGTATTTGGACAAAAAACACTACAAGCATCAGCAAGTGCTTTAGATAGAATAAATGTTAGAAGATTATTAATAGCATTAAAATCATTTATTGTACAAATCGCTGATAATTTAGTATTTGAACAGAATACAGCGGCTACAAGAAATAATTTCTTAAGCCAAGTAAATCCATATTTAGAATCAGTACAACAAAGACAAGGTTTATATGCCTTTAAAGTACAAATGGATGCTGCAAATAATGGACCAGATGTAGTTGATAGAAACCAAATGGTAGGTGCGATTTATATCCAGCCAACTAAAACTGCTGAATTTATTTACTTAGATTTCAACATTTTACCAACTGGAGCAACATTTCCATCATAAAGAGTATAAAACATAATATGTATAATAAAATAAAACAATAATAAAATGGCAGTAGTAAATCCAAACGAAATGTTTTTCACAGCTTTTGAACCAAAAGTTGCCAATAGATTTATAATGTATGTAGATGGTATACCATCATACATGATTAAAGAAGTAGGAGAAATCAAAATAGAGCAAGGTGAAATCGTGTTAAATCATATAAATACTTATAGAAAAGTAAAAGGAAAAGCTAAGTGGTCTGATATTTCAATGACTTTATATGATCCAATTACACCATCAGGAGCACAAGCTACTATGGAGTGGGTTAGATTACATCATGAATCAGTTACTGGTAGAGATGGTTACTCTGATTTCTATAAAAAAGATGTAACTATTAATGTATTAGGTCCTGTAGGAGACGTAGTTTCTGAATGGATAATTAAAGGAGCATTTATAAAAGATGCAACATTTAAAGGATTTAATTGGGATACTGAAGCAGAAGCTCAAGATATTGCAATAACTTTAGGAATGGATTACTG